ACTATGACCACGATAGGTAAATACAATGGCTTGTGAAGCCAAAATAATGCAAAAACAGCTTGACAACTATGCTGCAAACACTGATAATTACCACCAGCGGCAAACAAGCTAGTCCACTTAGCCGCTACTTTTACTAACCACGGACTATTGGAGCTTTTATCATGACAACATATACCATCACCACCACCCGCACGAAGTTTGCTGACGTGCCACAGGTGCCAGCGCAATCAGTGCGCATAGAAACACGGGTTAGGAAGCCTGAATCAAAGGCATTCACAGTGGACATCCCCGCAACCAAGTGGATCGACACGAGCGACGTGCCTAGTCAATACCGCGCACTAGTTGACAGTGCATTGCTTGATTGTGCCGAGAGCGTGCTGAACGGGTTTGTGACAAGCCGGGCAACAGCGGGTAATCCGCAAATCCCAGTCAGCTTGTTTGAACTGGACGCGCTATTGGCCAGCAGTGCCACCAAGCGTATGACCAGCGCGATGTTGTTGGGGATGTGGAGGAACTCCAATAAGTACGTGCTGGACGTGGCACCGAAGTTAACTACCATGACTGGCTCACAACTACTTCGCTATCAAGCAAACATCGAGCGCCATGAGAAGCGGTTAGCCGCTCTCTGCGCACGGAACCCGGAACTCTCACTGTCATCTGCTGACCTTGACAAGATTATGGTAAATCTGGCAGACGCTGATGCCGACACTGCGTTTGGTGCTTATCTGGCCGACCGCACGGAAGAAGTGCGCAGCAAATTGACTGAAGACAGCGAAGCTCTTTAACCTGCGCAGCAGCAGCAGACCCAGCCTAATCCGCTGGGTTTTTTTTTGTCTGCGCAGCAGATGCGAATGATTCTCATTACGGCTGGGGCCCCAACATCCACTCCAGTTGTTCGCTACGCTCACAATTGACGGGGGAGGAAGGCCTTTTAGGCGGGAGAGAGCGTTGCTATACTATCTGCTTCTCTCAAATTTACTAAAATTTTTAATGTCTATTGCTACGTACTTCCAAACTAGCGTGCTGCGCACGATTCATGCTGCCAAGAACCATGGCCCCTGTGAGAGACTAATACACATGAGCGGAATTGCAAACATATTCTCTACAATAGACAGCGCAAAGCGCGTGCTGGGTGATCGGCTCAGTGGCGGAATTGTTGCTGACGTGCAAAAGACGCTAGGGCGTGCTAAGGAAGACGCACAGCAGTTCAGGGATACGCAGCGCGCTGGCGGGCCGGCGGCGGAAGCGGCGATGTTAAGCATGGCCATGAATGTGATGCCAGGACTGGCGGGGAAAATTCTGTTTCATGGCGGCCCACAAGCAATTACCAAAGTTAATCCGGAACTAGGACAAAATATAGCTAAAGGTCCAGGCTTCTATCTAAGCAATATTCTCAATACACCGCTTAACTTTGCTACCAAAAGCGGAAAGCAATCTGGCGTAATTAGTGCATTTGATTTGCCAGATGCAGACTATGCAAAACTGCTGCGCATTAATGATAACCCAATTAGTAAGTATCCAGAGCTAGAGCCGCAGATAGCTAAACTAATGCAAGATGTTCCAGCACTACGCACCGCAGCTATAAACCAGATTAAGTTTATGCGTGAAGCTTATCCTGCAATGCCTACTGATAAGATAATCACCGGAGAGTGGATTGACGATAAACTAACTAGAATGTTTAGCCACACGGGAACTCCAGTTAAACTCGGGGAAGCAGGCATTCCAGGCAAGACTTGGCTGTATTCGCATGAGCGGCCAGCAGAGCTTGCCAGCGTAATTTTCCCCCAGTACAGCAACTTACTAACTCCTGTTGCGCAACTGCCAGTGGAGCCTGGAATTGCAGGTGCACGTGCTGCTAACATGGCCATGAAAGCAATCTTAGGAATAACAAAGTGAACAGCACTAAAGAGCATATTATTGCACTTCTTTCTCAGGGAATTTCAACTTCCCAGGCCGCGGCCGCGTGCGGGGTAACTGACTCATATGTGTCGCAGCTAAAAGCTGACCCGGAACTTGCGTCTGTAATTGCTGGCAGCGCGGTTGAAACTGCAACCCGAGACATTGCGTTTGACAATACTCTTGAGCGTGCTGAACTAATGGCACTGGAAAAGATTGAAAAGAACTTGCCATTTGCAAACATGGGACAAGCTATGGCAGCTTTTCGGATTCTCAATTCTGCACGTAAGCGCAAAGATGCTTTTGCAACTCCCGTAGATCAGAGCACATCTATCACTGTTAACTTGACGCTTCCAGCCGCAGCGGCGGCGCGGTATGTGGTTAACAACGCAAATGAGATCGTAGAAGTAGAAGGAAAGACCATGATCACAGCTACTGCTAAGTCTTTAGACAGTATGTTAGCGTCGCGTGCCGGGGCTGCACTCGTGCAACCAACAGCCACCACGCTCAATCGCGCGGCTAATATCTTGGCCAACATCAAACCGCAAGCTGCCAAGCCCGTGCGTAGATTGCCACTAGCGCTTAGTGCAGATATTTTATAAAGGAATTAGTAATGAGTAATGAGTCCCAATCAAGTTGTCCTATAGTAGATCGTAGAATTAATAATGATGACCATAGCACCAGGATTGCTTTATTGGAGCAAGGAATGGAGTCTATAAAAACACAGTTACTGGGCATCAACACTAATATGAACAAACTTGTTTGGTTAGTATTTACTGCTGTAATTATAGCTGTATTAAAATTAGTACTTATTGGGAGTTAAGATGGCACAAGTATTTAACCCGTGGAAAACTCCACCAACTGATGGTACTTTGACTGGTGACCTTGCCAGCTTTGAAATTAATGGCATGGATGGTCCTGAAGACTCTACAGACCCAGAAACACCAGAGCATGAAAGTAAAGACTCAAATCCAATGACCGAGGCGCTAAAAGTTATTGGGCAGCAAGCAGAGTTGATTGCCAAGCTCATGGCAACTCTTGGAACACAATGATCTCGGCACCGGGCTTAGCCCGTCGGCCAGCATGGAAAGTACAGCCAGCACAAACAGTATGACAACTGAGCAGCGCAGCGCAGTCCTAACAGAGGTCGCAACAGATAGTACTGATGCGGCGGAGTTGTCACGTAAAGACATTAACTTCTTGGGAATGCTAGTAGACCCTACGGAGTTCACATTCTCGTTCCCAGCATTTTACGTGGCACTATTTGCAATGCTGACTGGGTTTAAAGCTAAAATAGAAAGATTTGCTATTGGCATTCCACGCGGCTTTGCAAAGACTACATTCTTAAAACTGCTCTGTGTTTGGTACGTACTATTTAGTGATCGCAAGTTTATATTAGTTGTAGGCGCCGCGGAGAAACTGGCCACGAATACGTTAGCTGATATCTGTGACATGCTATCTTCGCGCAACATCAGGACACTGTTTGGCAACTGGCAATTTGACATTGAAGAGGATACTAAAGAGCAGAAAGTATTTACATTCCGCGGCCGCACTATCATTCTTAAAGCCATCGGCGCCGGGACTGCAATTCGTGGTATTAACCGTAAATCAGCGCGGCCGGATGTGATCATTCTTGATGACGTGCAAAAGCGGGAAGATAGTGAAAACAAAGAGCTAGCTGATGAGCTACTTAAGTGGATTCTTGGCACGCTGATGAAAGCTCGCAGCAATAGCGGTTGTACCTATATCTACGTAGGTAACATGTATCCGCAGAACTGCATTCTGCAAGCACTTAAAAACAACTCACAATGGACTTCATTAGTAGTTGGTGGCTTGCTCACAGATGGCACTAGTCTCTGGGAAGAGCTGCGGCCAGCAGAGGAGTTAATAGCTGAGTATCAATCTGACTTAGAGATGGGGCATCCAGAAATCTTTATCTCTGAAATTTTAAATAGCACTGATATTGCACCGCCATCAGGAATTGACATTACTAAAATACCAATGTTGCCAGCTTATTATCAGCAGCTTCTAGATGAAAATGAATCTGAAGGCTCTTTCATTATTATTGACCCATCCTCTGGCAAGAAAACTGGGGATGACTGCACAATTAACCATTACGACATTGTAGATGGTAAGCCTATATTCACAAAGTTAAAAGCAGGCACGTTCAGTCCGCTGGAAACTATTGAAAATGCAGTAAACCTGGGGCTGGAAAACAACACGCGGCTCATTGGAGTGGAAGGCGTGGCCTATCAGTCTACTTTACTCTTTTGGTTCAACTACTATTGTGAGCAAGAAGGCATCAGTGGATTTGAATTCGTAGAGTTGAGTCCAAAGGGGCAAGCCAAGAACAATCGTATCAAGCGCGGATTACTGTCTCTGGTTGCGAGTGAAATCTACTTGGGCACAGAGGTACGCTCAGTAGTGATGGCGCAAATTGTAGATTGGAATCCTATGATAATTAACAACACAGATGATATAATAGATCCTATAGGATACGTGGATGAGATGATAAGAGAGTACGGGCACCTAGCTATTAAGAGCATCTTTGAAGAGGATGACTTCTCAGGTACCGCATTCCACGCATCTACAGCAGCACTTCCTTTCTAACAGATTCCAACCTGAAAGCACCAACATGGCAACTCAATCTCCAATCTCTATCATTAACACTCTGAGTATTCCACAGCGCGTTGAGATACTGCAATACGCTAAGAACTGTGCCGAGCGGCAAACTTCTAGCTTAGCAGATTTCAGGTCGCTGCTGCGTTACCGTGATCGCGCATACCAGCGGCAACTAAACACTACGGCTGAGCATATTAAAGCAGTACGTGCTAACATGAGTGGTGATGCTCGCAAGGTGCAGGACATGACTGTTCCTATTGTGATGCCGCAGATTGAAAGCGCAGTGGCGTATCAGGCAGGCGTGTATCTTACAAGCTATCCTATCTTTGGCGTAGTAGCATATCCTAAGAACCAAGATGCTGCCATGCAGTTTGAAACTACCATTGGCCAGCAGTCTGTACATTACGGCTGGGCCAGGGAGCTGATCAAAGTATTCCGTGATGGTTTCAAGTACAACTTCGGCGCCGCGGCCGTAACGTGGAAGAAAACACCACTGAAGCAAGTCGTCACAGATACTAGCGTGTCTTCTGCAGGGCTGGCTAAACTCAATGAATATAGTTATGGTGGCAACTGCATTGAGCGGCTTGACCCGTACAACTGTTTCATGGATATGACAGTAGCACCGTCTAATATTCACAGCGAAGGTGAGTTCTTTGGTTGGAATACTATTATCTCTCGCGTGCAACTTAAGCGCCTGTTATCTGTGTTAGACCCAGCAAAAACTACGAATGCAACAGCAGCGTTTGAGTCTCAGTTTGCAGGAGCATCGCAAGATGATTCTAGTGGGCTAGCCTACCACACACCTATCATCAATCAGTATCTTAACATTGGCTCTACTAACTACTCTACAGATAACTGGGGTAAGTGGATGGGGCTTCCAGGAACTGGTAAAGACCGCAACAGCATTAACTACAAAGACTCTTACGTGCTAACTCATTTCTTTTGCCGGGCGCTGCCAAGCGACTTCGGTGCCAGGGGCAATACAGCTAAGGTCTACCATTGCATTATGATTAACTGGCAGACTGTGGTGTTTGCAGAAGAACTTAACAATGCACATGACCTATTGCCTGTGGTTGTAATGCAGCCGTATGAAGATGGTCTTGGTTATCAAACACAATCCATGCTTGATAATGCGCTGCCATTTCAAGACATGAGTTCAGCACTCTGGAATATTAGCTTGGAAAGCAAGCGGCGTCTAATCTTTGACCGCTTAGTGTATAATCCACGGCTAATTGACAAGAAAGACATTGATCCTATCTCTGCTGTATCT